AAACTTCGTTATCTGTGGGCAAATTATCCTTTAAGCCAGCTCGCATAGCATATTTTAGACATGCTGGATTTCCCTCGGAAGTCATCCAACTTTGACCATAAACGTTTTCCCACCAATCTTCAACAAAATATTCTGCACCTTTATATGTCCCTGACTTAATAATTACTCTTTGTTGTGCTAACTCACTTTTTGTTCGCATGGCCCGTAGCCTCCTTCGCTACTCTAAATGGCTGGTTCTCAAGAAAGTTGCGTATAGCCCAGTCGAGTTGGTGTAGCCCTTGGGGTGTTGTTACTATTGCGGCTTTTTCTAAAGGACTACCAGATGTTTTTAACAAAATATCTTCCCCGCTAGGACTAGAGATAAGTTTAATCTTCATTTAAAGTCCTCCTCATCCCCGCAAGTTCCATTCATCACGATTAACCGCACAGTGTTATCGGGGAACTGTGCAAAGGCAAATTTCTTGTGCTTGCCCGACTTTTTAATAATATCTTCTGGACTATCAAACAGGTGAATCTTCTTTGCTTTCATTTAATCCTCCCTATCTTAATATCCAAAGTAAATAAACTAGCATCATAAAAGTAAGAGCAAAAGCTAAATGACCTGCTCTGTGTAAAGGAGTTTTATTCCCCGCCACTGTTACATAAAAGTCAACCGCCATGCAGACGAGCCCCAATGTAATTCCTGTAATTACTATCACTTCTTATCTCCCGTATTTATGTCGTTCCTAACATCATTCAGTGCAGCGATATAACCATTCCACCATCCAAAATCATTTACGCTTCGCCCATAATTTCTCTCTTCCTTAGCCTTCTCTATCCTCTTCGTCAAATCCTCGTAGTTCATTATTGCTTATCTTCTCTCATTGGTATATATACACCTTTACCTCTAGTGGGGAACACATGGATCTCATCTTTTAGAATGTGCATACTAGCTACAATTTCTTTACGTTCGTCCATTATACGAATATCACTATGATCGCCATCATCCTCTACTCTTATCTCCCTGCGACAACTATCTTTACCAAACTGCTCAAAAGTGATACGTGTTGAAGTCAACATTATTGCACATTCCTTGCCCATCGGGCATCCTGCACAGTATGTGCCCGACAATCCTAGTCTCGCATCGTTACACTTCTTCATTCCTTCTAGTAACTCTTTCTGCATTACTTCTCACCTCCCATCTTCTCATCTAATTCGGCTTCCTCTTTATTGTGGATTGGACAGGGCTTATATCCTCGAAAAGTTCCTTGCCCCGTCTTGGCTACCTTTGCATAGTATTTCAGATTTATATAACATCTACACTTAGGTTTTTTCATTCCTTCCCTCCCAATTCAATGATGCGCATTCCCGGCTCCGTGAATATCAACTCTCTCCCACCATTCCCGGGATAACGTAGCCAGAACGCCTTAGTTTCAGGCGTGGGGACATCCTCAACATCTCCCACCACTTCTTTACCACTAGCGAATATAACCTTGATTATCATTGCTTTTACCTCCTTGGGAAAGTCTATCTGCTCTAACTTGAGCAGTTCAATGAATTCGGCTGGACTATCGTAATGTCTTTTGTGTATGCAATCTTCACAGGTAGTAACCAAGTTATCCTCGAAAGTTTCGCCGCCGGTTCTCTTCTGGATGAAGTGCGATACATCGTGTTCTTCTCGCTTCCCACACCAGATACATTTGTAATTATCACGCTTGAGTGCCTTGCGCCTGATGCCTACTGGAATGTAGCTTGTTTGCAAACTTAAACAGTTGTTTAACATTTTGCTCCTCCTGTAGTGGTTTTTTTATCACATACAGGATAGTAAAATGAGGTAAATAATCTACCTGTCTTTTTCCATCTCCGCATCTTCGTCTTCCCCACGTAGTTGATAGCCTATACTTTCCTGTGAAAAAGGCTTCCGTTCAAGGTCAACGATAATTTTTTCCTTAGCAAACTCACTTATCCACACCATTCGCCCCTTAAACTGTTGTCTTTTGTGTACATAGTCACTAATTATCCTTCTCAACGTTACTTCTGAAATTCTCATCTTATCTTACCTCCTGTGGTAGATTTTTGGCAATACCCAAAACAGCCAAATAAGGCAAATATATTATTAAGGATAAGCTTGGGAGTGGAGTGGGGGTATCTCTGTTGAGGGATAGCTTTAGATTTGCGAAGAAATAGCCGAGAAAATGCCGATAAAATAATGCAATTATGTTCCGATAAGAGATAATACAGCACCCTAATTTTTGGAGGGTATGGTGTGTGGTTATCGGATTATTGGCGGGTTTACATAAAATATTGCGCCCCGGAACCAAGCCAATCCCTGACACCGGGGCTTGAGCATAAATGAGCCTCTGGCTTTCACCAAATTTGAGGCTTGGCACCCGACCTACAAATAATGTCGGTGTGGCGAAATTGGCAAAACACCGAGCCTTAACCATTTTGTCGTTGAGGATGTTGCTGAAGCTCATTTCATGCTCCTCAAAAATTAGTATAGCATAATTTCAGCAATTGTCAAGTCAAAAATTCAGGGGACCAATTATTATTGCCATAAAGATAGTTATAAATGTCATACATTAATCTATCAACCCATGAGGATCTATGATCAACATAATATCCTGTGGGTTTTTCAATGTTAAAATGTTCATATATGTCCATTTTCCCCTCACTCAATCTCTGTGCTTGGCTATGAATTCTTCGTTATCCTCTAGTTTTCTCTTCTTCTCTCCCTCTTCCCACTCCCGGTAAAGTTGCTGGTATACTGTATTGTAAGGAGTGGCTACTCCCTTTATTTGCTTCTCACACATACAACACTTCATCTCACTCCTCCTTTCATTCTGCACCTACTATAGCATAAAATCAGATTTTGTCAAGTCTATCAATACGGAAACGCTGTAGCTCCGCAAAAATGCACTCACCCCACCCGAATAATCGGTGCAAGCTACTGCCCTCAATTACTTCCCCCCTTGCGTTTCCCTGTTTTTCTCTAATATATTATTAAGCATATTTCTCAAATCAGTATGATAGCACCAAAAAGGATCATCATAATTTTTAAGATCCTTCTCAAACCATTCTCTTACTTGTTCTTCATTCATACATTTCTCTTTTTCTTATCTCTTTTTGCCTCAACTACTCCAGCTTCATACTCCCTAATATACCGCTCCACGATCATACTTATTTTAGTAGAGCGTGGGAGGTTCCGAGTTCCCCCGACCTCAATTGTGTCGAGTTTATCTATGAGGTCACGATCCATGGTTATGCCAATTGATGCTTTGCGTCCTCTGGTTCTCATTGGTGCTCCTTTTTATTATTCGGCCATCCGCACCAGCATGTTCCCGATGTTTTTTCTGTCCATTGATGACCGTTTGAACATTCATATTCGGTTGTCGTAATATTGCTATCGTGATGATGATACTGCCCCTCTGGGTCATAAAAAGGTTGACAATACATAAGGGTTGTTGAACTACTACCAGGAAATACCATGCTTTTTAATCCCTGTTTTTTACATTCGGGACATATCATCTTCTCTCTCCTTTATATCTCCTCATGTTGGCACTTTGGACATTCATATATCTGGCATTGATGACACCAGATCCATTTTGTCGTATCAACGCCGTGAGGTTTCCAGTGCTCACAATGTCCGTCTGCTTGCTCTTCCGACTCAAGAGCCGCTTTATTCAACGGTTCCCCAGTTGTTGAGTCATAAATAGGTTTTTCTAATCTAGACATCTTTTCCTCCACCTTATCAAAGATACTCCTACTATAGCATAATCTGCTATTTTGTCAAGTCCCTTGTAACTTCTTTTGCTTCTCGTTAACTATTTCCATCAGTCCTTTGAACTGAATCCAGGCATCATCCAATAGGGAGAACCTGACTCCTTTCTTGGTTGGCCCGCTATACTCATCTGAGTCAAGCCATAACCTGATGTCTAAGTCCCTATTATTGACGATGCGGATCTTCAATGTCGCTGTTTCCATCAACCTAATAGTGCCAATCTCTTCTGTAGTAAAATTGGATCGTTCAGCCATTAGTATCACCTCCTCAAAAAAAGGTTTCTCTCCCCCACACCCCCTCTCATCCCCTGTTTAAACATATGTTTAAATAATGTTTAGTTATGCAATTTCCGTGCCAAAGTTGGAGAGCGTCAAATTAACGCTAGGAACAAGCTAAGTGCGCTACGTATGTTAGCATATAGCACGGTACGTATTGCGCTTTTCACGTAAGGTATGAGAAAGAGCGAATCATATAATCCTACCTGTGCCGTGACACTCAAGACAAGCATTAAATGGATAACTATGACTGTTCCCTGTGCCATAACATTTAGGACACTTATTCTTGACTTGGGGGCTGACTTGTGGGGTCAGTCGTTGTGCTTGTCTGCGTGCTTCCTTGTTAGACAAACGCTCCATAAACTCAACTACCCTACCGCTTGCCAATGTTACCCTGGTAGCCCTTCTGATATGTTTGCCTTCCCCTGTTGCTAAATTATATAGCTCAAACTTCATCTCCCTACCTCTTCTAAATAATCAAATGCTTCTTTTCTACTCATAAGAATTAGCCGGCCATCACTACCTCGTAAATGTGCATTACCCAAAGAGGGGGACTCACAAAGTGCTATTTCCCCTTTTTCAGCATACCAACTCAGTGGTGGTGCTTCCACATAGAACTTTTTCTTAAATCTATATTTCTTTCCTGCACTAATTCTCTCTAACTTCATGTTTTTTTCTCTCTCATGGGTACTAAGTCGAGTTCAAAAACCTCAATATTTGTGTCTTTTATTATATGTCCGCAATTCAAACAAACATGGTCGTGGTGTTTCTTTAATATTCCCTTGCGTTCCATTAAGTCACCACTTGTACATTTTGGACATACTTGACCCGCTTTCTTAGTCATTGTTCTACCTCCATTTATTAAGGATGCCACCACTATAGCATAATCTGCTATTTTGTCAAGCATGACTACAATTCGTATATAATTGACTACAATAATGAGTACAAATATACTCAGAACAGAGTACAAAAAGTATTTAAAATGTAGTGCTTTACAATAATAATGCTTTAGATGTGTATGGATAGCGGATAAGATGAAGGGGTTGACTGTTAACCTTGAATGTATAGAATGAGAGTATGAATGAAAGTGAAAAGTTATGGTGTGACTTGTGCCGATCAGACTGGAAAGCGTTTATGAGTATAATAATGGATTGGCCTATGCAATCAATTGATAGGCTGGATAGATGGGAAAGATTATGGAAGTTAGGAAGACATAAGATATGAAGACAAGGAAAAGAAGTAAATCTCCCAGGAGACAATTAGCGGAGAGGTTATATAAGGATCCGAAGAGTGATACATTTCTACGCAAAGAAAAGAGTGTATTAAAAGCAGGTTATAGTCCAGTAACGGCAAGGCACGATACAAGTCCAATCTTGGCGGATACCAATTTCACAGACGCAGACTTTGCTGTTTTCTTCTCCGATATCCCCCAAATCAAGTCCAATATAACCAAAGTCCTGCAACAAATAGGTGCGAGTGATAAGATCAGCGCAAAACAATTCAGTGCTATGCTGCAATATCTCCAGTATTTAGCTAAGGTTGCTGGTGTGTACAAACAATATATTGAGAAGAAGGTTGCTGTGGTACATATTGGCATACCCAGGCAGAAATGTCCTGAGTGTGGCTATACAATGGAGTACTTGAAGCAAGGGGAAGAGTAAAGTGGCTTACATAAATACTGTTATCGGAATGACAAGGTGTGTCATGGGGATAATAATGCTTGAAAGGAGCGAGGCTAATGCCTGGGAATATGGTTAGGATTAATGATTACAATGAGTTGGAGTGGTACGTAGGGGATAGTAAGATGGACAAGTTGATTAAGTACCTCAATAAGGTAGGATACCAACGTGGATGGAGTAGAATGAAAAGAGTAAAGGAGCGTGGATAATGATAATATTTAGGTGTATCTTGATTATTGTGCTGGTTGTTTCTGTGGCTTACAATGTGTGGTTGAGGATACAAATAAAAAGAGCCAGGGGGGAGCATGACCCAAAATGAGAATGCCAGTATATAAGAAAGGTCAAACGCAAGATATGACAAAAAATCAAGACTTAGGAGATTTAAATGAAAAAAGCGTTGGAATGTATCGAATGCGGAGAACAAATTGATTTTCATCAGAGCATTGAGCTACGAGCTACAAAACAACATCCCATGCTTGGAATTGCTGGAAATGTAGTTTATATTCATCCTCATTGTGCTCTTAAAAGAATACTTGTGAAAATAGATGATTTGCCGATTAAATAGAGGTCACTCGCATTATACAGCAACTTTACAGACTCCGAGGTTTAAATGACTAACGAACAACTCCAACAACTACTGGCTATGATGAAGCAGCAAGCTGCTCTAAATCCCTATTTTGTCTTCGTCTACAACTGGGGCATAGTAAATACCTCGGGTAGGCTTGTAACAGCAGCAGAGATAATGCACTGTGTTGATGCCTTTCAATTTCCACTAATTGGAAAGAATTAAATGACTGAATTTCGAGCTATTCACGATGATACTCCTAAGATTGTAGCTATAAAAAAGCAGTTTAATAGAGCATTGGAGCAAATTAGGTTTCAACTCTGGAAGAAGTCGGAGAAGATTGCCAGGTTGGAGCGTAGGATAAAGGAATTATCAAAGGAGGCATAGGTTATGTTTTACAAACGAAGTCAGCAGGATATGAGAATTGATGAACTGGAAGTAAAAATCTCAAAACTTGCAGAAAAAACCGCAATTTGGGAACCGAATCGATACTTTCCCGACTATACACAGTATCCGATAAATATTGTTCTTGAATTGCTTTTGGAGAAATTAGGATTTGAGCTTACAATGGAAGAAAAAAAGCCCAAGGAAATTAAGCTCAAACGGATAAAAAAGGGGGGTTGATTGATGGAAAACTGGCAAAGCATATTTACTCAAGTAGAGCGTCTAAAAAGAGATGTGGAAATAAAGCTACAATTGTTCGAATTATATTACGAGAAACAAATGACGTTGCAACAGATAGGAGACAGGTTCGGAGTTACAAGAGAACGAATACGGCAAATTATGGACAGATTAATTATGCCTAGATATACAAGTTACGGGGGTTCTAGGCATCGCAAATCTAAATTTAAAACTATTAGCGAGTATTTCAAACATGTCAAAAACGTAGGAAAAGACAATTATGTTACTTTAGCGAAATTTATCTCTCCATTGAAGAAGCGGTGTAAATACTGTAATTCTACAAAAAGATTACATACTCATCATCTCAAATATCCTGCTGAATCTCTGGACGATATTGAAATGCTTTGCTGTTCCTGTCATCTGGCAGAGCACAGAGGAATTAGATTTGATAATCAGACTGAAATAGGAGATGAATACCTCCAGGGAAAAAACGGAGTTGAATTGGCTAACCAATATAATGTCTCAAATGGCACTATTTATCACATTCTACGCAAAAGAAAAATACCAAGGAGAAGTCGTCGTTGGTCTCGACCCCTTGACAAAAATCTTAAACGTGCTAATATATATGTATAATAATAGTGAAGTTAAAAAGAACTTACTAGAACGGCTCGAAGAAGCCATAGACGATATTTTTACTAGGGGTGGGGGTTTTGGTGAGATTCGGGTTGTTATAAACAAAAAAAGAAGGATTTTTGACGTTCTTCCTTGTCCTAGAATTCGTTGTAAGGACAAGAATTTGGCAGCTTAAAACTGCCTGACCTACTCTGAACTTGAGCGGTCAATCTTAGCATTCTAGCGATGGAGTGCTATGGTTGGCCGCTTTTTTTATGGATATAGTTTATCTTCAACTTGGGTGAAGTTTAACTATGAACTCCCCGCACTTTTATGACGGGGATAATATGCTAAAGCTAGGTCGCTCCTAGCGAAATAGACGCTCTGCTGTATACAGGCGGCAGGGCGTTTTTTATTATGTGCAAAATATGGAAGAAAATAGAAGCATTTATTCCGTTGAAACGCTTAAAGAGAAAGCATTATCATCGCTTTATGAGTTTAATTACCTAATTCTAGGTTTTAACGCAGCTACTCATCCTCGCAAGGTGGGGATGGAGGAAGAGCCACATCGGGAAATCTGTGATTTTGTACAGGACTGGTCTAGCGGAAAAAAAAAGAAGCTGATATGCGTTCCCAGATACTCTTTAAAGACTAGCTGTATCACAGTCGGTTATACTCTTTGGGAACTTGCTCATGACCCCAGTATGACCGTTTTGATTGATTCGGTTGAACGCTCTTTGTCAATTAAAATGTTGGGCCAAATTCGAGGTGTCTGTGAGAAAAACCCGGTATTTCGTGCTACCTTTGGTGATTGGGTGTCAGAGAGGGGCTGGACTGATTATTCGCTAACCATAGCAGGTGCACCGAGAGGAACAGAAACCAACCCTTCGGTAAACACTGCTGGGGTGGATTCTAGCAAAGTAATGTACCACCCGAGATTAATGATTCTCGATGATTTGGTTAACCGGGCTACAGTGGATTCGCTGGCAGGGCTGACCAAAGCCATCCGACATTACAACGACTTAGCACCGATGTCGGGAGAGCAGGGTCGTATAATAATGCCCTGCACTCGTTGGGATGTGGACGACTTAGTTGCTTATATCCTCGATAACGAAGCTGACGAATGGGATATATTTATTCGCTCCGCCATAAAGGACGATGGGACTGCTTATTATCCCCAGATGATGTCTCTTAAGTGGATACAGAAAAAGCTGGATAAAGACCCTTATTTTTCCTCGTGCCAGTACCTCAATGACCCGGCAAATCCCTCGGCTACCGACTTTGATAAGGATGATATTGAGTGGTATGAGGATGAAGATGAGCTACCAGATAAGCTGACCAACTACATCACCGTTGACCCGGCAGGACACGAAGGTTCGGTAGGGGACAATACTGCGATTGTTGTTGCTGGCATAGATAAGACCGAGAACATTTATTTTTACGAGCCTTATTTCGATAGATTTAAGCCCGATGAGATTGTGAGGCACATATTTGATGAGTACCTATCCAGGAAGGTGAGAAGGGTAGGGATTGAGCAGAATTATTTCCGGGGAGAACTGGCCAAGAATTTTGAAAGGAAAGGTAGGGAATGGGGCACCAAGGTCAGAGTAGAACAATTAAAGCATTACGGCAGAAAGGAGAGAAAGCAAGATAGGGTTAGAGCACTTCAACCGTGGTTCAAGGATGGCAAGATATTTTTAAAGGGCAAAAAGGTTAGCTATCGGGATGGGCAAAAGACAATAACCAAATGGGTTCCCGTGGGCAAGAATATGAAGGCTCTTTATCAGCAGATAATTTCATACCCGAGAGCGAAAATGTCGGATGATTTGATAGATGCAGCTTCTATGTTCCTGGAGATTATAAGACCCAGTAGTGGATTTGATAGGAGCAAGGTAAAAGTAGCAAAGCCAGTAGATGCAATGTTTGGAGCTTAGGAGGTAAGAATGACTGAGCATGACAAAGTTGTTTTGAATATCTGTAGAAATTTCCTGAAAAAAGGAGAGAAAGAAATCCAAATTGGACAGAAAGTAGTCTCTCGCAGAAAAATTGTTACTCAACTAAAAAAGGAGTATCCAACTCGTCAAATTAGTATCTATGGAGAAAAATAATGCCGCCCAAAAGTAAAGCACAAGCCCGATTTATGGGTGCGGTAATTGCAGGTAAAGCTAGAAAAAAGGGGCCAACTAAAAAACAAGCCAGGGAGTTTTTAAGGGGCCACAAAATTAAGGGATTACCGAAGAAAGTTAGAAAGAAGAAAAAGAATAAGAGAAAGAAGCGATGACACCAAAAGAAGAGCGAAAAGTTAAAGAAGTTAATGAAAAGTACACCTTAGCGCAGAACAAAAAAGATGAGGATAGCCTGCATTCCAATTTCGATAAATGGGAGAATTACTACGCTGGTAAGTCTGAGGAACTAGAGAAGCGTGCAGAGAGGGGTTTATCGGCTCTTATGCCTGCTTGGGCTCAGGCAGGAGTTGATTATGTCTTAGCTAAAGAAGTGGCGGTTATCTTTGGGCAAAAGCCTTACTGGAGCGTAGGAGCAACTAGAAAGAAATGGGAAGGTGCGGCTAAGTTGCAGCAAGAGCTTTTGACCTGGCACTTGGATAACTCAAAAGAATATTTAAATTGTATTCAGTGGCTCCAGACCAAAGGAATTTATGGTACATCAATACGAAAGCCCATGTGGGACAGACAACTTAATGAATTTGCCTTAGAGGAGATTGATAATAAGAATTTCTATCCTTCCCCTGACGGTACGAGCATTTTTAAAATTCCCTGGGCAATACAAAGGTCTTTAAGAACCAGAGAATACATTAAGGCTATGGGTAAGCCCTGGAAGGGCTCTAGGAAATCCACCTACATAAATACTAAAGAACTTCTCTCTAAAGATGGTGGGCAGTTTATTATGGAGCACGCCGAAGAGCAGGGAACACGCTGGACGGATGAGGAGAAAAAGAATTTATACGAGGTTCTTGAATGCTGGAATAGAATTACCGACCGAGTTATAACTATTGGGGAAAGAAGGGTGCTTCTTAGGGATAGCGACCGGCCCTATGAGAAGATGACCAAGCATAGACTTCCTTTCATCGTGATGATTGACTGGCCCAGGCCGAAGTCATTTTGGGGCATTGGAAGAATTGAGGCTATCGAACTTCATTTAAGGGAACTAGCACATATTAAGAATCAGCGCTTTGACAATGTTAATCTTATTCTCAATCCCCCGCTGAAATATGTAAAGGACGCTGGTGTGGATTTAGAAGCATTGCCGATAAAGCCGAATGCTCTTATCGGGATGGACGACTTGGAAAACTTAAAACCGTTTTTTGATAGAGGTTGGCCTTTTGTTACACAGAATGTTTATGCAGAAACATCCGAGATAGAGAAGGAAATCCAGAATAGATTAGGTTTACAGTAACCCAGAAAGGGCTTGGCAGGGTTATAGATGGTAAAAAAGTGCTGAGGT